TATTTGTTGTTTAAATCTGACAGTCCACATCCCTGTTTCTCCATATTTTTGTGCTTCAGGATAAAAAAGCACAAAATATGTTGTGTCTCCATTGTCCTCCCTAAAATATAGTCCATCATAATCTACTTCCCCTCTAGTCTTATGCCATTTGTCCTCAGCATCTTGATAATATATAAATTCCCAGTTTGGATATATTATAGCTTTACTTTCCTGATTGTCATACCATACTTCTACATGATACCCTTGCTTTTTAAATGTGTTTTTGGGTTCAGTGTGAAAGAGTTCTGCACTTGTATGAGTCAGTGTCCATTCTTCATTAGAAAATTGTGACTTCTTTAAGCTCCTAAGGTATATTAACATTTGAATAGCTTCTTTAGCTTTATATTCTGATACTTGCAAAGCTGGAATAATATGCATTCCTAATCTAGATATTCCTTCTTTTCTACAATAATACAAAATAATATTTTCTTGTCTGACAATGTCCCAATGTTTTATTTGGGAATCTATATCTGTTGGGGCTTCCTCATAAAGAGTCAAAAGTGCCTCTTGTAGTGCATCGAAACGATCTGTCAAGGTTTGCTGAGTCTCCATCTGTGTCTTCTTCCCGAATCAGTTCTAATTGACTGCCAAATTTTCTAAAAAAAGATGCCCAGGTATTATCAGTTATCTCATACAAAGGTTTACCATCATCTGCAAAAGGCATCTTATTAGGAAATTTAATACACTCTAATCTGCTATGTAAATACAACAAAGTATTGTCTGCTTTAACATCACAATTTGTTGTTATACATAATGGAGGTAACTTTAATTGCACAGGAGCTCTATGTTTAGAATCTATACTTATAGAATTACCATCTAAAGCATTTCTTAAGTTAATATCTATATATTCCCAACATGGATGTGTGGCGTCATCTAAAAATCCAACTTTTGTGTCCATTAAAGGCTGCAACCAAAAATGACTACCTCTGTTAACGAAAGATATTACTTTACCCTTTATAAATCTCATGAAAGCAAACACAAAATATGATTTTCCTGTATCTGGAGGACCATAAAACACTACACAATTTTTTTTTGGTATACCTTTAAAAAATATTTTTAACGTTATTAAAAAGGAAATAAAGTTTACTTCTTGATACTTTAAAAATTTAACTATATTTTTCCAGTCATTAGTTTCAGAGCAATCATCACAACATTTATATATCCACTCAGCTATAGACATTTGTTTCATTTCTTGTCTTAAATAAAGCTTAACCATTTGTGCACAGTCTCTTACATGTTTTAATTGACTATTACTTCTTAAAAATGCTGCAGCATTGGTATTATCTTCAGCAGCTAAAGCATAAAAATATGCTATCTCAGGCTCTTCAGTATAGTGATTATCATATGCCCACTGTATCATTTGAGATAAATCAAATGTATCAATCGCAGATGCAATTTGATGATCTACTAATGTTAACTTTGCTAACCAGTCTGGAAACGGTCCGTGCACATAAGACAAATTACATAAACTTTTCTTATAGAAATATAAACCAACAGCGACGCTTCTTGTTTTTGGTGGATCACATAAAATTTGAATTTCATTAATATTTAAAGAGCTAGAAAACAACTTTAAAATAGTTTCTCTACTTTTACCAGCTTTAAAGTGCAATAGGTATAGTCCTGAAAAATCCCTAGATATTAATTGTATAAAGTTACAATGTTGATGTAAGAGTATTTTTGAAGCTTCTATAACCTCTTCTGCAACTTTGAATACAAACAATATCCAATGCTCAGAACATGTTTTATCACTTCTAAAGTTTCTTACTAATTCTGTATAAGGAACCGAAAATGTTTCTTTAAACTTTGCAAGAAACATAGCCTTTCTATTGTTTGTATTTAATAACTCCAACTCAGAAGCGCCATCTTTTCCCGCCACAGCATTTGAATTTACGTCCGGCGCTACCTGTTCATGAACATTTGCAGTTTCATCTTCCTCTATTCCACTGTCCTTAAATAATCTCCTTTTCGAGCTTTTCTCTGGCGAAATGTGAACGGCTTGTAGCTTTGGACTGAGTTCTGAAACTGATTGCTGCGGGCTTTTACAATACTTTCTCTTTAGCTCTAAAACAGCTCTATCACAGTCCTCTGCAACTTGAGCATTGAATAATGCCAGGGAATTCCCCTGTGCGTTGTCAGTAACATCTCCATCGTCTATTAAGTTAGATATGTCAGATTCATTTGTACTTTCTTCAAATAAATCATCTAACTCAGTTAAACTTTCCACACAATCTGCTTCAGTCACCATAAACCATTCACAATCATTATCAGTACCTTTAGTTAGGTCTCCCATGTTGCAAACTGTTGCTGGTGCACCTGGTGCAGATGAAGGATAGTTCTTGCAAAAGTAATTCTTCAAAGAAGCGAATGCCCACTGCTGTACACACCACACACACTCTAACGTTCACTCCACACTTATAACAATGGCTTTCAACTCTGTAAGGCTCTAATTGCTCCTCCTCTCCTTCACAATCTGGTGACAATGACTCTGAAGGCTCATTGCATAGTAAATTAATTGGCATTACTAACTCTTCTAAAACAATATCTGCAATTGTTGGTGTTTCACCCCTCATTCTTTACGCATACAAAACCTGCAGTAGCCTCTCCAATAACCTCTTATCAAACAAAATACTTCGTCTTTAACCAAATGATCTATTTTCTCTGCGTAATCAAGTTTTCTTAAACATAACATACATCTAATATTTATATCCTTTAAACATTTAGTAAGCATACATTCTAATGTCGTTGGTGTTACACAGCAAACAAAATAATTTTCTTTTTCAAATTTAGCAGACAATTGTATACATTTTCTACAACAAGCAAAACAAAAATTACGTCTCCAAATTAAAGATAAACCTTTTTCATAAAAATCAGCAAGTTCTTGTAAAGTTAAGTAAAAGTTACAAAACACACATTTTAAACGCAAGTCAAAGAAAGGTATAGAATAGTAGAAACAATAATCATCTAACTTAATAGGAAAGCGAGCGTCCATCTGGGACACTGAAATAATGCTTTTCAGCTCTTATTTATATATACCTAATCTGGTTTAAAAAAAATGTATATGGATGATTGTTGCCAACAATCATGTGAGAGAAACACCTCATACCAGAAGAGTGCCAAAATAGGCGCCAAAAGTACAAGTGTTTTCTTGCTCCAACTGACTAAGTCAACCCTTGTATGAACTTGCACTTACCGATAACGGTGCTTTCCTGATTCTGGCGGGAAGAAATTAAACCAGAAATGGTACTTTCACGTAAAAAGGTCACAAACGATCCGAGCAAAAAGACCACGATCGATCCGAGCGATACTGAGATTGTTTGTTTATGTGACACTACTAATACACTATTACTAAAGTGCTTTGCGGAGGAGAAAAATGTTTCTGAGTCACAGTGGTTCTAGATTTTTATTTGGTAGCAGCAATTGATAAACATTCACAGTAAGATACATGGTATGCTAAATTCACAGTATTATTCCATTAAAGTATTAAAATACAGTTTTATACTTTTCTGCGACGCTTAATAGATTTTTTCCTTGTAGCAGAAGGCTCAGTAAATGCAATGTTACGTGGACGTTTAATGCCATTCATAACACCAGATTGGTATAAAAACTTTCTACCCAAAGGAAATTGATCTAAATCTGAGGAGAAGTTCTCAGTTAAATCAACATTCCAAAAATGTAAGTCTTTATAAGGATCTGTGTTTTCTTCTGTTTGCGCATCACTAGGACACTCTGTTGCTAATGATTCTATAAATCTGTATTTATCTTCTATTCCCTGAGGTGCAGGCGGAACAAATGCAAGCTTCCATTCATCAAGTATTCTAGGATTCATAACATTTATATGTGCCAAAATATTTGCTTCTAATGACACTTTACATAACTGCATTATCATTTCTATTTCTATTTCCTCAACATGTCTAGTATAATATTTAAAATCTTTTACTTTATAGGTATAATTAGTATCTAACGTTTGATCACCTTTATAGACAGAAATAATAAAATTAGTGTTTCTACTATTATCCAAAATAGTAATAAACACTTGATTATTCCATAAAACCCCATTATTCTTTCCCTGGGCTCTCTGCAGAAAATAAGGACGGTTAAATAGCTGATTATTTGTGCTCGTTAACGAACCACTTATTTGTGGAAAATAAATGTGAGAGCCCAAATTATGTTGAGGTTTGTCTCCTTGAGGACTAACAATAAACGAAGTATCATTTTGAGGTATGGAATCCCCCATTGTACCAGCTTTAGCATAAAAATGCCTAGCATACAACTGCTCTAGTTTTCCAAAGAAAAACATACTGTCACCATATGCATCCTTACCCATTTTAACAAAATCAGGATACTTACAAATATTGTCTACTATATCTAAAGGTGCATTAGACCTATCTTCTTGTAAAGTTTTAAAATTTAAGTTACCATATCCTATTTCTCCCATGTCTCCATCCTCTATATAAGAAGTTACTAGTTTAATTGGGTAGCAATCTCCCTTTGTTGGTACATGATCTTTACAAAAATCAGCCTTGTCCCAATGCTCTCCAACAGATGGTGCACAACCAATAATAAACATTTGAGACTGCTTAGGATCATGTGAAACATCCATTCGTAAATCATCATTATCTTGTATATTAGGAGGATATTCCACAGGATTTTCAGTATCCGAATATTTATTAAACAGTGGATGGCCTGATGTTCCAATACCTAAGGGTCCTCCTCTATCAATCTCAACAGCTTTTAATCTCCAAACTAATCTTTCTTTATTTGGGTCGAAGATTGATTGATCAATAAGTGCAAATCTGTTAGGATCTGGAAGAGTCATTCGTAAAACCCTATAAGCATTTCCACTGACTTTGGGTACTTGTAATTTTTGATTAGGATCATTCCTAACTTCAAAATAAGGATGACCAACATTTAGAAGACGGTCAGTTCCAACATGAAAATAAATATTAGTTTCCTTCACATATTCATCGGTGCTTAATATTTTCGCTGTAGGCCTGCTGGGTGGTAAATATAGTTTTCCATTTTCTTGAGTCCAGAAAGACATCTGTAAAATATTAAAACATAGCTAAGTGTTTTCTTTTCTTGCGTTTTCGTAAGGAAGGATGCAAATCAAAATCATAACTTATACCAAAATCAGAAGGTAATATATTTAAAAGAGGAGTAAAATTGTTTTCAGCTGGATATGAGACATAAATAGCTGTGCTGTTTGTTATAAATTGTGGAATTATAACACTAGGCCTCCTAAGCGGTTCGAAATAGAACACAGGCTCAGTATCTTCTAAAGTATTAAATACTAACTGTGAATTTTCGAAAGCCGAAATAGGGGGATCTAAAAGTTCGTCTTCAGCAAATATATTATCTGGATCCAAACTATATATAAAAGTACTTTCTGCATTACTATTAACTGTAGAACTCTCACCTGTAAAGGATCCTAAATCACGTAATTCAATAAACTCTTCAGATCCAGAAATCGGGGACAAATCCATATAGAAATGCACCTTTGGACCAATTTGTATACCACTTCTGGTATGAATTGTGCCTTTCTGAGCTAATCTGCTGACACGTACATTTCTTTCTGCTGTCTCAGACAAACGTTGCTTGCCTAAGGCTCTGATATCTGCAAAATCTGGATCTGGAGCAGCCAATGCTTCCACATCCCGCTCAAATATCAAACTGACATCTGGGTCAAAGGCGGGATTTGTTATTTCAAATTGTACTGCGCGGGAAGCTTGACCTAAAAAATTAGGGTTTTGTGTAGGCACTTGGTGTACAAATCGGTTGTATAAATCCCTAGTTTTACTAATTCCTTTATAAAAATATTCTTTTGGAGTACTGGTAGAGGGTTCTAATATGTCAAATTTAGCTCTTTTGGGTAAAGGTTCTAATGGTATTTCTTCATAATTCCCAACAATATCTCCATCAAAATGTGTATCAACAAAAACATTTATATCAGGATCTGGGTGGGCTACTGTTGAATGAACTGTGACTGTTGATGTGTCTGTGATAGTTTCCAAAGCAATGCGCTTTGGAGGGGGACCTATATTTTGAATATCCAAGATTGCTGCCTCATCTACTATTGTTACATTAGGGTGCACATCAATATCTATAGGTGGTCTATTGTTTATTTCTGTGACAACGTCTACTTCAGAAGCACCTATTGCAGGATCTACTATGTCTATATTAGAGATGTCAGGTATGGTACCTTCATTTAAAGGTATTACAGAAGGAGCTGAGGGATCAACCAAACCAATATCTACCGGTAAAATGTCTGTAGGACCTAAAGGCTCTACTAAAACATTAGGTCTTGTAGTAGCACCAGGTGCTGGTCTTGTAGTAGCAGGAGCAATAGGTCTATACCCAAATGTTCCTCCTGTTCCCCTCCCAGTGCCAATACCCAAATTACCCAGATATATAAAACTCCCAAACCATTTCAATAATCGATCAGCAAGTGTATCACCTTCTATTTTATTTTTCACATCAGGAAGACAGTTGCCAGATATTTGACAAGTTTTATACAAATTAGTTGCAGAATCACGCTTATGTCTACTAGCTCTATACATTGTAACTATAAAGTATTTAAAGAACCAAAAGCTGCTGAGGACCCTTTAGGTAATTTAACATTTCTCAGGAAAGATTCTCTTTGCTCATTATTTTGGAAAGCAATTAACATTCTACCCTTATGTGTTTTATCAGTGACATCTCCAACCCAACTCCAAACTGTGCTACTGTGTGTAAAATAGTGATGATATTTTATACTATATCTACGTCTCCAGCTTTTCAAAGTATTAGAAGCACCTTGCACAATGATTATTGGGGGATCCCAAGCCTCCGCTTGTAGTCGTCCAAGTCGCGTGTGATACGATCCTTCAACCAGTCGATGTCGCGACCCCACTTGTTCAGGAGACGGTGCAGAGCTGACTCCAGAGGTGTCTGCTCGTCTTCGTTTCCTAATTGATTGGGGTCTTGGTTCTCCTTCTCGTCGTTCTCGTCTGTCGGTTCGTCGTCGTCGAAGTTCAGTCGTCGTGGAACTAGGCTTTGCTGGGCTCTCTGGTTGCCCTGTTGCCTGCTGCTGTCGCTGGAATGGCTGGTCCTTCTCCCCAGTTTTGGTGTGCTCAGAGGTGGAAGGTTCCCCAACTTCGAAAGGCCTGGAGAGTTTCCTTGAAGAACTAGTAACAGGGGTAGAAAGTATTTGTTGTTTAAATCTGACAGTCCACATCCCTGTTTCTCCATATTTTTGTGCTTCAGGATAAAAAAGCACAAAATATGTTGTGTCTCCATTGTCCTCCCTAAAATATAGTCCATCATAATCTACTTCCCCTCTAGTCTT